AGATGAAAACTATTCTTGGATGGTTAGATAAACTTGGTGAACATGGTAAAGCATTACGTAGACGAATAACTTTTTACGAAATGAAAGACTATAAATGCGAAATTGTTGAGGAAAAGAGTGAAGCTCGCGGCCTCGACCAAGTCTGAGCTCCAGGCGCAAAAACTTCGTTTTTGCTGGGAGCCGGCTTGGTCTTGTCCGGCTCCGCGAGCATAATCAGTAAAAGGGAAAAAATTAATGTTTGATTGATTGTTTTTTTTTGATTTATGATGATCCATACTGCTTAAGGCCGAAGAATTCGACATAATAAGTGACCTTAACTTGAATTGTAAGAGTACCTGACGCTGAATTAATAGGATTGAATGAATAAATTTGCCAGTACCATTGCGTCGAAGGAAGACCAGTAACGAAAGCCTCATTTGTGTCATCTACACGAGCGTTCAAACGACTCTCTGCTAAGACTTTTGCTGTAGTTGCGTAGGCTGAAATTGCGGATCTTCTGGGATCGACGGTGTTGATGTTGACCCAGCGAGACTTTGCGAGGCGCTGTTGAGTGAGATCGTTGACATTGATTCCGTTACTGATGAGATCGGTTTGGTTAAGGTTTGGTGTAAGAACGATTTGAAAGGTACCTGCCGGACCGGCAATTGTTGTCCCTGTTTCGAAACTGAGCGGATAGGCTGCAATCTTTGAGGCTGAGACTCTATAGTAGTCATAGATGGAGGACAACTGGTCATAACCGTAAGGTTGGGTGCCCGTTCCCGTAGCGTTGGGATCGAAGGGGCCGTTTCCGCGATAGGTATACGCGAAATATCCTGACAAGGATCCTGGAGTGAGGACGAGGATTTCGGTATATGTGATCTTTGTTCGCATGCGATCTTTGAAAACTTGGTTAGGACCTCTGACAAGCGTGACTGAAGCTTTGCTACGTCCTGTTCCAGATACTCGACGCGACTTACGATATCCTCCTCGTCGTCGGACGACTCGACGCACTCTACGTGCTTTTTTTCGATAGCGCTTAGCGAAGGGCATGACATGGGTGTTTATACTAGAAAAACTATGCCCCTAATATAAAAATATTGAATTTTATATTAAATACACACTTGTGTCAGTGTTGTGTCGGAAGTGAGAGGTAATACTATGGCTCTCACTTCTCAGTCTAGGCGATGGTGTTTCACCAGCTATACGGACAAACTTGAAATTGACACGAAAGGGGTAAAATATTACATTTTCCAAGGTGAAGAATGCCCCACGACAAAAAAAAGACATTGGCAAGGATACATTGTTCTCGAAAGAGGGCAACGAATGAGTTATGTAAAAAAGGCTTTAAATGATGAAAAAGCGCATCTTGAAGTTGCAAAAGGTACTGACGAACAGTGCATTGCCTATTGTAGCAAGAAAGAATCGCAAATATGTGCTCCTGTTGAATGGGGAACGAAGCCGCTTGCAAAAACTAGGCAAGGAAAACGGAACGATCTTGAAGAGGTAACTGCAAAATTAGCTGAATACAAACCTGGATCGGTAATCTCGTGGGAGACAATCGCGCTGCAATATCCTACCGTGATGGCTCGCTACGAAAAATTTATTTCGAAATTGGCAAGTGTGCGCGGCTTGCGCCTCGCACAAATGTCGCCTGACGGCGACATCTCCTTGCGTAGAACGGAAATGACACCTATTAGCATAATTTACGGTAAAACCGGCAGCGGAAAGACTACCCACGTAAAATCGATCAAAGACTCGTATTGGAAGAACCAAGACAATAAGTGGTGGGATGGTTATGACGGACAAGAAAACGTAATTATTAATGAATGGACTTGCCCAGATTCAATGAACATGCTGTCATTACTTAGGCTAAGTGATCACGCACCTTTGAAGCTAGAAATTAAGGGAGGTATGATAGACTTTATCAGTAAACATATCTATATTACTACAAATATCGAGATGAAAACTATTCTTGGATGGTTAGATAAACTTGGTGAACATGGTAAAGCATTACGTAGACGAATAACTTTTTACGAAATGAAAGACTATAAATGCGAAATTGTTGAGGAAAAGAGTGA